ATCGGAATCTGCCCGATATGAATTAGGATCTAATTGATTATCCGCCCTCACACCAAAGCCTACAAAAACACGGTTTGCTCCCTCTTTTACCAACATATCTTCTTCGTGAACAATTTCATTAAGTTCAAAACTACTAGTGGATCCGTCCCCAGTAAATTGTGCCGGCGTGACCGTACCTTTATTGAACTTATATCTATCAACTATAAAATTTATATTTTTGAATTCTAACTCTTTATCAGTGATTCTTTTCTTAAGCAACGCACTGGTACCAGGCTTACAATAACATATTACCACAGCAGGTACCCATCCTAAAGGTGCAAGGTCTCCTGTTTGTGTTGTTCTCATCCATAGAGGTAAATGGGTCCATTCTTTGTGGCCAAGGCTCTTCATTCTGCTTCTCATGTTCGCCAAAGCATTTGGATATAAAGTTTCCATAAAATCGAGATCTGCACTCAACTGATTTGCAAACCTTACTTTGGATCCTGATGTGCTAAATGCTAATCCACTCCTATGTGTGATCTCATATACATCGGCATCTGCTGTAATTTCTGTCGTACCTGCTCTTGGACCCAGTATTGGTTTTGCAACGCTAGATCGCACTGCAACAGAACTGCCAATTGCATTTCCATCGTTGTTGACTAGGTTGTCTTTCATGTCAATGTAAACGACTTCATATTTGACAACACCGTTTTCTTTTGCGACGGCAGTTTTGATATCACCAAAATACAAAGTTTTAGGAGCATGATTTTGCTCCATTTGATTTTGTAAGGTAGTGAGTGTTTGATTTTGTAGACCTGCAATCAACAACATGTCCGGTTTGTTTTTCATTCCAAAATTTGAGTCCTCCGGTCTGTAAATGTATTCTGGAGAATTAATATTCCTGTCTTGTGCGATGTTGTAAAAAATATTTTGATCAATAAGACTTGTGGCCTCACCGATCATTGATCCGTGTTCTTTTGTGGTAAATGGAATATCTACATTTATGGTAAATTCTTTTGATGATGCAGACTGCTGATATTGGTCGCTGACATTTACTGTAAAAGTATAAGATGTTGTGGAATCAGTAAAATCATCCTTGTCGATTGTGCCAATTAAATTTCCAGTAGACGATAGCGTGATACCAGTGGGTAATGTTCCCGATGTCAAACTATAATTCAAAACTCTGTTCGAATACTCTGACTCTGCCTCAATTGAAAGGATACTTGGGATGTCTGCTGTCAATGTGCCTATGGTTGCAGGAGTTGTGAAAGCAATTCCTATGTCAATTCCGCCAATCACTTTCATTGTGAAAATCTGATCAGTAAAAACATTAGTGTCAGTTGCTATTTCTCTGTTGACCCTCATAGTGAATGTGAAATCAGTCTCAACTGCTTCTTGTTTGGCCAGTGTCCCCGATATCTCACCATTTGTTGTGTTCAAACTTAGTCCTGGTGGCAGAGATCCGGATTGAATTGAGTACACAAAAGCGGCTTCCAAAGGATCAGCGTCCTGCACATCAATTTTGATAACCGTTTTGTTATCATGTCTAAATGTGCCGAGATCACTTGCTGTTAAAAAAATAGGCCTTCTAAATGTGCTGAAGTCCATTGTTAATTGTACACCACCGATCAATGTTTGATCGATAGTGATCTCTGTGTTGGACACCACAAAATAGTTGCTGGAAACAACATGTATTTGCTGTTCCTGTGTTGAATAGCTTGTTCCGTCAAAAACTCTCACATTGAATGTGTAATTTTTGCTTAGTATTGTTTTGCTTGAAAAGTCATCATCGGTCAATTTTACAATACCACTTATCAGTCCCGATGAACTCAATGTAATGCCAGGTGGGAGTTCACCACTTTCAACTTCGTAAGTCAATGAATATCCAGACCTAGTGTCTACATCAGTGGCCTGCATTTGAAAGTTAATTTGTGCACCATCCAAAACCCAATACACACCAACACTGGTAGAATCATCCAGCTGTAATCTACCCGACGCTGTGGAAAATGTTGGAGAGTCTTGACCTTCCACGTCAAGATAAAAACTTCTGTCTGTTATTAGGGTACCAGCAGTCGCACGAACCACGAAGGTGTATCTAGTTCTCTTTTCAACTTCTGCTGGTATCCCCGTCAGTAAGCCTGTTGAAGTAAGTTGCATTCCTGAAGGTAGGCTTCCTGCGATAACGGAGTAAGCGATTGCCGTAGAATCACTGGTGTTCGCTTCCAATTGCTGTGAAAACGATGCGTTTTCGTCTATAGACGCCAGTTTACCTGCTGTGGTTGTCCACACGGGTGTTGACATGAACTTACTCCTTCACCAGTATTTATTAAGTTTTTGGCGTGTTATTATGCCTGATCGTAGAAAGGTATCACCCTTGTTGTTCCAGCTATTTTTACCTTGATGTAACCAGTTGGCTGGCCAGGTGGTGCAGATGCACTTCCGGAAGATCCGACAGTTGATTGAGTGTCGGTCAGTATGTCAATCAATCCTGTACCGTCTGTATCTAATTGCAAGTCAGCATTTGATACATGCGTTGTGATCTTGTTAGCTGTTATTGAAACTTCTTCTAGCACAACTGATCCTGTACCTTCTGTTTCTAAAATTATATCTGAATTTGTAACCGCTGATCTTATTTTTGCATTAGTCGCCAATAGTATTTCAGTCTGTGCAAATAAAGTCGATGCAGACAACATGCTTGGAACTGATACATTGGATCCACCAATTGTCACTTGCCCTGTTGCATTTGGATTGATGTTGATATCACCACCTGAGTTTGTTGCAATAATTCCATTTCCATCAATTGCAATATTGTCAACATCAAGTCTTCCTGTAATGGCAATATCACCAGTTGTGTTTACATCGCCAGTTGTCATTGTGGAATCAACCGTGACTGTTCCAGTTCCGTTTGCAGATAGATTTAAATTTGCGTTTGAGTCATTGGTCGTAATTGAATGGTCTTTAATCCTTACAAAATCTATATCTGACTGACCTGTAATTGTATGTGTGCCTGTTGTCGTAATGTCTGCTGTGACCAAAGTCCCTGTTACATCAAGTTGTTCGGCGACAGTAATTTTACTTGAATCCGATGAATCTAATGTTGTGCCATTAATCCTTAATGCACTTATCAATACATCTCCTGTGCCGCTCGGTTGGATACTTAGATCCGCATTTGAACCATTTGATGCAATGGTATTAGTTGTGACTGAATTTGCAGTTAAACTATTGTTAATTGTTGTCGCGCCTGTCAAAGTAGTTGCACCGGTTACTGCCAATGTTGTACTAAACGATCCAGATGTGCCTGTGAGAGCACCTGTTATATCAACAGCCTCACCTAAAGTGATTGCACTGGAGTCTGATGAATCCAATGTTGTTCCATTGATTCTCAAGGCACTTAGCACTACATCACCTGTCCCGCCTGGCTCTATCACTATGTCCGAATTGGAAGGAGATGATATTGTGTTGTCGTTTATGGTTAAATTTTCAACAACAACACCACCGGTTGCATTACCTGTTATGGTTACACTGCCGTTGGTTGTGTTTGTTGTGATTGTTGTGCCGTCGATCTGAATGTTATCCGCTTCGAACACACCAACAACCTTTGTCTGATCACTGGATGCGTTTCCTAGATTGATATTACCATTTGCAAAGATGTCTCCTGTCGCTGTTATGTTTCCAGACGCTGTGATGTTGCCGCCAACATCTAAATTTTCATTTACATTGATCTGTGTTGAGTCACTCGAACTCAAACTTGTTCCGTCTATTCTTACTGCACTTGCAACAACTCCGCCTGTGCCCGACCCTGATAACACAAGATCCGCATTTGATTCATTGGCTGAAATTTGGTTGCCTGATATTGTTACCTGTTGTCCAAAAGGTGAAGCACCGTATAATTCTGTGAAGTTTTCGTTTATCTTGTTAAACGCTGTTCTTAACGGATCACCGGTCTTGTCGTTAGCCGAACTACCTATATTGATTGATTGCTTTGCCATCTTATATGCTTACCTTCACTGTTGCACCATCTCTATAAAGCCTTCCTGCTGTTCCAGGATCGCTTGTTGGTAAATTTGTAAAATCAATCTGTGAACCTGTGACAACCAAGTTGCCATTCACATCAACTGCTTCTGCGATTGAAATTTTGCTTGAGTCATCTGAACTCAATGTTGTTCCATTTATTTTGACTGCACCCAATAATATATTGCCGGTCCCCGACGCAGACAATATTAAATTGTCATTACTGCGTGTTGCTTCGATATGGTTGTCTCGAATTTTTAATCCTTCTAAACTTATGGCACCTGTGCCAGACGCAGTGATGTTTAGGTCTTCATTGCTTCTTGTGCCTTCAATATAGTTGTCTCTGATTTGGATGCCTTCCATTTCTATGGCACCAGTGCCACTGGCCTCCAGCACTAGATTGGCATTTGACACGTTGGAACTAATTTTGTTTCCGGAAAAAGATATCTGAGAATCCGCGGCTGTTTCACCATACAACTCTGTGAACATCGAGTTTATCTTGTTGAAAGCAACACGTAACGAATCACCTGTTCCGTCGTTTGCTGTAGATCCTATGCTTATGGTCTGTTGTGCCACTTGTATCTTCCTTTGTTCATACAATATTTATTAGATATTTTATAAACCTAATGTAATTTTATACGTCTATATAGATGGCTTGGAATTTGAATACCGTGCTGTTATCGGATATGTTTGTTACCAACACCCTAGCATTGCCACCGCTGACATCTGCTGAAAAAGTTGTCAGTGGACCGGTGTAGTTCGTTGTTGATCCAAATGTGGATATGTAAGCATCGGATCCATCATGTGTGACATTGGCCTCTACTATCTCATATCTGCTGTTGGTTGCGTCTACTATGGATATGAAATACTTGGCACTTCTGTATGTTCCAACTGCGAAAGTGTTCAGCACTGTGGTCGCGGAACTTGCCACTGTTGTCGAGGCATCTGCGATATCTGAATGATCTAAATCTGCACCTGCTGTACCAAAAGACAAAACCCCAAGGCCGTTTGTTTTTAGGAACTGCCCTGATGACCCATCTGATGATGGGAAAGTGAATCCACTAATTGTTACACCGCCTGAGCCATTGCCGGTAAGTTCAAGGTTTGAATTTGATGCGTTGGCAGACACTGTGTTGTCTGTGATCGTGACTCCATCGATTGTGACTGAAGTGTTTGCGGTCAAAGTTGTGAATGTACCAGCCGCCGCCGTAGAACCACCAATCGT